AGTTTTGCCTAGGGACGTTTAAACAAAACGGGGATCAAAACCCCCGTATCACCCCAAATTCCAACCTCCCGGAGGGGTCTCGCCCCCGTGAGAGCGAGTAAATTCAAGGGATTGCGTCACTTTTCGCTCTAACAGTTTCACCGTCTCTGAGCGATTCATTAACCAGTATTCACCCGTGGAATGCACGAAAATCAAGGCTCCTGCGGGATTTGTGCCAACCTGAACAACCCCTAAACACTCGGAACCATCAGGGATAAAATCGATGTGCATCGAATAATCCCCATCAGGATCAATCCTGATGCGGCCTCTATGAAAACCCATGTCAAACCCTCTTTAAACGATCAAAAAAATCCTGGCATACCCAAACACCATAGACGCAATCAAACGACTCAAAAACCCCATGCCATGACCTAGGCATGACCCAAGCATGACCCAATCGACCATATCCCCCCGATAACAGGAAAGATCAATAGTCAACCTTACCCAAGGGGCATGAATGCCCCTAGGAATCGATTAAACGAGGTTTGAGCGATTTTTTATGATAGCCAATGGTAAGTTATACCCTCCAAAAAAAAATGCCTCCAAGGTCGATTTGGAGGCCGTTTGTTTAACTCATCAAAATTTTTTTTAACTCTTTTACGGGTAACCCTGTGATCACGGATAACTGTGACAAGGTCAAGTCAGGGTATCGATCATAAAATGTTCGAATTGCGTCATGAGTCATTTGGACCCCCTTAGATTGCACGAATGGATATGAAACGGGATTTCAACGAACCATGAACGATGATTGCAGGGTTAGCCTTGCGGGAATCGATTCCACCACTGCAGGCCATGCATTCTGAACAAGTCTTCATTTTCCCTTTTTCTTCGCTGGCAGGACAAATAAATTCAGATTCTTGCAAGGGTTCATCAGCAGTCCGGACTCTAAAGGTCCGATAGCCCAAGGATCGAGCATCATGATGCTCTGTCACGCTGTCTGAGCTCGCCATGCAATATTGCATGATCCCCCGAACCTGATCACTTGGGAGGTGTTTGTTATTCCATTGGTGAGAGTAGCCAGAATGAGCAGAGGATCCCTGCAGCAGTCGATCCCATACTTGATAGGGTATCGCCATTGGATCACCATATGTCCCAAGTCTGACAGGTCGACCATGGATAGATGCTGCGAGGGATTCCCAATCTTCGGGATAGATGCCCCGATTGATCCCGTCTGCTACGGCCCTTGGGCCTTGTCCTAGGTTTACATAGCATGATCCACCTGTCCCCCTGCGATGTTTGCAATCACCACAGATCGATACATCAGCAAGGGTTTTTGCGTTTTCTACTGGACTCCGTTTATTGTCTACCAGAATGTAAGTCTGGATAATGTTTCCCGTCTTCGCATTGCTTGATTTTTTGGTGATTGCAACACCAATAATGGGTTTGCCGTCTAACATAGATGCACCACGATAAAAGATAAAACCAGAGGGTTTGACTGTCGTTTTCATTTGAGATCCTCAATCCCTGATAAGCCGGGAATCGCTTGGGGTTTAAATAGGGTTACTTTTTTTCACTTAAAACAATCAAAACATATCCAATCAAACCAAAATCAGATTGAATGACGAATTGCGACTACTGAATCATTGATCCTGTTGCTGATCACGACCTGGTCAGAATTGAAAGCGAATCTCGACCAGTCGATGGCATCCGAGAGGGTGAATGCGTAAATGGTTTGGGGTTGTTCAAAAAGGTTATGGGGTTGGAAGTCGACCCTGTAAGGGGCAAAGATTCGCTTGAGAGTGTTTTTCATCATCTATCCTAAATCCCTGACTCACCGGGAAACGTGTTTGGCGAATGCCATACTTGACAGTATATGGCATATGAGCACCTACGGGTAAAAAAGTTTCATAAAAAATCAACTTTTTTTTGCCTGTTCTGGAAAGTCCAAAAGAATCAGACACTTGCAATGTTGTCTTTTCGTCAATAGAATCCTGACCTACAGGTTATGTTGACCAATAGGCGAGCAATGGCAAAAACCCTCGATCTGGCCGTAAATGAACAACCCAAAGCGAAAAGGGGGAGGCCGCCTATCTATGGCCAAGAGGTCAAGGATCGGATTATTGACAGAGTTGCGAATGGGGACAGTCTTAACGAGGTTTTGAAAGTCGAGGGGATTAGTCCGGGGGCTTTCTACAAGTGGTTGAGTGATGAGGAATTTAGGGAGAGTTACACGAATGCGAGAAAGATTCAGGCTGAAATCATGGCGAGCGAGATCCTGAAAATCTCGGATGAAGTCAGCAGAGAGACATATAAAGACGAGAAAGGCCGGGAGCGAATCGACTTCGCAGCAGTAGCAAGGGCTCGATTGATGGTCGATACCCGCAAATGGATCCTTGCAAAGGTTTTGCCCAAGGTCTACGGGGACAGGTTGGCAGTTACTGATGCTGACGGGCAGAGTCTGAATGTCAACCTGTCATGGCTAACAGGTCGACGGATTGGCACGAATGGCAAGGGCATGTCAATTGATGTGACTGATGTTGAGGAAATCCCTGGCAGATCAATAACTTACGAGGCCGATACTGCGGATTCTAAGTCCGAGTCAGAGCATGACGATGGCCAGCAGCATGAGCAAGGGGATCAATTCCCATGACTGATGGCCACGCTAACCCCCTGATTTCATTACGTTTTCGACAGACCCCCGCCCCCATCGAACGGCAGCGGGGGGTGGCTGGTTCTGGGACTAGCCCCATCCCTCCATTTTTTCACATCTCCCCTTACCCCCATTACCTCCCCGTATGAAACTCCTCGAATACCAACCTCGCCAGTTTGGAATCGAACTCCACAATCGGAAGACTCGGTGGACTGTCTTGGTTTGTCATCGCCGTGCGGGTAAGACAGTCGCAGCGTGTGCGGACTTAGTGATTGGGGCGATGGAGTGTCAGTTGCACAACCCGCAGTTTGCGTACTTGGCTCCTTTTCGGGATCAGGCCAAGAGGGTTGCGTGGACGTATCTGAAGGAGATGACGAAGGACTATTGGGTCGGCAAGCCTAACGAGTCCGAGTTGATTATTCCGATGCGGAATGCGACAGGCGGGGTGAGCAAGATCTTTCTGGCTGGTGCGGACAATTTTGAGTCCCTGCGTGGAAATTACTATGACGGCGTGGTGTTAGACGAGGTCGGGGACATTCGGCCTGATGCGTGGTATTCCGTCTTGAGACCCGCCCTTTCAGACAGGCAGGGTTGGGCCATCTTCTGCGGGACTCCCAAGGGCAAGAATATGTTCTGGGCCTTACGTGAAGAGGCGAGGTTGAATCCTGCCACGCATATGTTGTTGGAGGTCAAGGCATCGACATCTGGGTTGTTGCACCCGGATGAGTTGAGGGATGCGAAGGCCCAGATGACGGAGGCCACCTATCGCCGGGAATTTGAGTGTGACTTTGATGCGAGTATTCCTGGTGCGTTCTGGGCGAAGGAACTGGGCGAGTTGTATGACGCTGGTCGAGTGGCTGATTTCCCGATTGACAGGGACTTGTCGGTTGAGGTGGTTGCTGACCTGGGATATACGGATTCGTGTTCGTGGTGGATTTGGCAGACCACGCCAGAGGGGTATCGGATTTTAGGTTTCTATGAGGCTGACAGTCAGCCGATTAGTCACTACATCAATTGGATTAAGTCGCTGCCGTACAAGGTTGAGCAGGTTTGGTTGCCGCACGATGCGAAGGCCAAGAGTCTGCAGACTGGCAGGTCGATGATTGAGGCGTTTTTGCAGGATGGGATCAGTCCACGACTGGTTCCTGAGATGAGTCTGCAGGACGGCATCGAGGCGGCACGACAGGTGATCCCGTATTGCTGGTTCCAGGAATCAGCGACCTATGACGGGATTGAGCATCTGAGGGCGTATTGCCGGGAATGGGACGAGAAGACGCAGACTTTCCGTGCCAAGCCTAGGCATGACCAGCATAGCCATGCTGCTGACTCGTTTAGATATTTAGCGTTGGTTGCTCGAAAGTTGGGCAAGCAGAAGGTCACCACCACAGCGACATCTTCTCCGCAAGTTAACCAGGGGGCGCACTATGCGTTCACCCTGGATGAGTTGTTTGAGCATTGCGGACCCCAACAGTCTACGAGGATCGGATGATGACAACGGACATCGCAACCAGCGTTGAGAACGCAGATGATTTTGGGCAGGGAGAGAAGGGTTCTGCTGCTCTCTGGGCATCTGAGGTCTCTGCAGCAAAGAAGTTCATGGAGAAATTCCATAAGAGTGCGCTCCGCATTAATGAGCGTTACATCGACAAGAGGAAGGCCGAGCAGGACGGTGAGTTCCGAGTGAACCTGTTCTGGTCGAGCATCCAGGTTGTCATGTCGATGTTGTATGCACAACCGCCGAAAGCGGATGTGAAGCGTCTATACGATGACTTCAATGATGAACCCAGCCGTGTCGGTGCGGAGATCCTGGAGCGCATCCTGAACAACGATGTGCAGGAGGACGGTTCGACCTCTGATGCGTCATTGCGCTACGCCATTCAGGACTGGGCAATCCTTGGATTGGGTCAGGTCTGGGCAAGGTACAGCGTGGATACCGAGCGTGAGCAGTATGACGCTGTGACCGACCCCATGACGGGTGTGGAACTGAGTCCTGCTGGCGAGTTTGAACGCATTGTGGACGAGGATGCCCCGTTGGATTACGTCCATTGGGAGGATTTCCTCTACAGTCCTGCCCGGATTTGGGAAGAGGTTCGCTGGGTCGGCAGACGGGTGTACATGACCCGTGAGCAACTGGTTGCCAGATTCGGTGAAGACATCGGCAAGAGAGTGCCGATCAACTCGAACAAGAATGCAACCAACAACCGTGATGGCCAGAAGGTGGCCTTGCCTAAAGACCCCTGGCAACGTGCCGAGGTTTGGGAGATTTGGGACAAGAGAACCGAGCGAGTGGTGTGGTTCTGCGAGGGTTGTGACTTCCTGCTGGATGAGCGTGAGGATCCGCTTCAACTGGAGGACTTCTTTCCCTGCCCCCAGCCGTTGATTGCGAACGCCACGACCATCGAGATGGTTCCCAGGAGTGACTACATCCTGGCGCAGGATCAGTTTGAGCAACTCGATGAGATCAACACCCGCATTGGCTACCTGACCCGTGCGATGAAGGTGGTCGGTGTGTATGACAAGAGTGCCGAGGGGGTGCAACGGATGCTCTCCCAGGCAGTCGAGAACCAGTTAATTCCTGTCGACAATTGGGCCATGTTCGCCGAGGGCGGTGGGTTGAAGTCCAAAGTCGACTGGATGCCTGTCGCAGAGGTCGCTACGGTCATTGAGAAACTGGTATTGCTGCGTGAGCAGGTCAAGGGACAGATTTACGAGGTCCTTGGCATCAGCGACATCATGCGTGGCAACACCAAGGCCAGCGAGACCCTTGGAGCGCAGCAGATTAAGGCGCAATTTGGTAGCACACGGGTGCAATTGAAGCAGTTCTATGTTGCCAAGTTTGTGCAGAAGGCGTTGAGCATCAAGGCCGAGATCATCGGCAGACACTTCCAGCCACAGACCATTGCCCAACGCAGCAACATCATGGCCTCGCCTGATGCACAGTTCGCCCCCGCAGCGATTCAGTTGATCAAACAGCCTGAGATTTCGAAGTATCGGGTGACCGTGTTGGCTGACAGTCTTGCGTATGTTGACCGCAAGGTGGAAAACGAGCAACGCACCGCTGCATTGACCGCAATGGGTCAGTTCATGCAGCAAGCGGGATCGATGATTCAGTCTGCACCGACTGCCACACCGATGCTGTTGGAGATGGCCAAGTGGTTCATGGCTGGATTCAAGGGATTCCAGAGCATCGAGGGCGTGTTTGACCAAGCGATTAACGCTGCCAAACAGAGTCTTGCAGGACCGAAGGAACCCGATCCCAAGGAAGAGGTCGAGGTTCAGCGGATGTTGGCTGAAATTGAAGAGAAGAAGGCCGGAGCGATGCAGAGACGAGCAAGTGCCGAGAAGGATTTGGTCGATTCGATGGTTGCCCTGGTCCCTGTAGGACTGCCGCTGCCTATCCCGCTGCCAGCCGTGGTGGGTGGGGGCGTTCCGATGCCTCCCAGACCGCCTATGCCGCCCATGCCGGGACCTGGAGGCATGGCTCCACCCGGAGGTCCAATGCCGCCCCAGATGCCGCCAGGACCCCCTGGACCACCCGCTGGAATGCCGCCCCCAATGACCCCACCTGTACCAGGAGTGCCGCAACCATGAACGCTATGCAAGCCGCAATGGCAAAGGCTTTGAGAGCCAAGGAAGTCAAGATTGAGCAACCTGCACAGCCACCCAAGCAGGGTGGTGCGCCCAAGGGCATCAAGGCACCGCAACGCAGCCAGCCGATGCAGGGAAGCGATCTGCGCTCAACCATCAAGAAAGCGATGGGGGACTGATATGACCCGTAGACGCTATGTCCAGGACCCGGAGACGCTGCAATTGATTGAGGTCACCGAGGATTACTACAGGCCATCCAACAAGGGCGATGCCGCCCTCTGGAACGACAGGCATTACGAGGGGTTGGGGACCACAGATGGGGTCGACATCTCCTCCAGGACGAAACATAGGGAGTACATGAAGCGTCACGGATTGGTGACCTTTGATGACTACCAGCAGTCTTTCAAGCGTGAGCAGCAGAGACGGGATGATTATTTCCAAGGTCAACGTGGCACGGTAAGCCGCAGCGACATCGAACGCAGTATTGAGCAACTAAAGAGAGGCTAAACATGGATACCACCACAGAGACCAGCGATCTGCGTGAGGAACTTGAATCCTCTTTTGATGCGGTAGTGCCAGACTCGACAGAGATTGTTGCTGAACCCGCTGTTTCTACTGAACCTGCTGCTATTGAAGAGGCTCCACCTGGAGAAACTGCAGAGCAAAAGGCGCAGCGTGAATACATTCGTGATGAGCAGGGTAAGTTCGCCCCCAAAGACAGCCAAAATTCTGCCGTCTTGGAGCAAAAAACCAATCAAAACGAGCAAAAACGGGTCCAAGAGGGCGTAAAAGCGGCTGAGAAGATGGGCCAGCCTCCTGCTCAAAAGGATCCGCTGGAACGTGCGCCACAGGCATGGAAGCCAGAGGCCAGGGAGTACTGGAAAGACATCCCTCCCGCTGCCCGTGCGGAGATTGTTCGACATGAGCAACAGGTTCAGGCCGCATTGCGTGAGACCGTGCAGCAGCGACAGTTCGCTGATTCGGTGCAAAAGGTCATCGAACCCTACCGTGGCCTCATCGAGTCAGAGGGTAGCAATGTCATTTCAGCGATTGGCAATATGCTGCAGACCGCCCAGGCATTGAGAACCGCACCACCTGCTCACAAGGCCGCTTTGGTAGCGAATATGGTCAAGGAGTTCGGCATCGATGTGAATCAACTCGATCAGGCATTGGTCGGCAAGATTCCCCCTGCTGAACCGCCTGAGGTGGTTGCGGTCAAGCAACAACTTGAGCGAGAACTGGCTCCTGTTCGTCAATGGCAACAGCAGCAGATGATGCAGATGCAGATGATGGAGCAGCAGAAAGTAGCGGAGGCAGAGCGAGGTCTGCAGGAATTTAGCCGCAACGCAGAGTTCATCAATGATGTGCGCTATCTGATGGCTGACATCATCGAATTAAGAGAGAGAAACCATATTCCCTACAGTCTGGAAGAGGTCTATAAAGCGGCGTGTCAGGCGCATCCAGAGGTCAGCAAGGTAATAGCGCAGCGTTCGCAGCAACAACAGGCGATGGCGATGACATCCACGGCGCAGAAGGCCCGTCAGGCTGCTGTCAGCGTGGGAGGGTCTCCGGCGTTGGGTGGATCCGATGAACCACCGACAGATTCCATCCGAGATTCGCTGATGTTTGCAATGAATCAGTCTATGCGATAAGATCCGCTTATATCAAAGGGGCAAATATAGGTTTTGCTTATGTTTCCCCTTAGATGCTAGGAAGGCGATAGCCCGATCCGAAACTCAGCAGTTGTTTCGGTTGTCAGTCGAGCGACCCGTAAGGGACTCCCCATAAAGACGACCAAAGAGCAGTTTTCTTTGTTCAATTTTTAGGAGTCCTAACATGGCATCCGCTAATCCCAATATTTCGAGCATCGTAGCGACCACCATCCAGTCACGATCAAAAAAGATCGCCGACAACGTGACGAAAAACAATGCCATTCTGTCCCGCTTGAATGCGGCTGGCAAAGTTCGCACGTTCTCTGGCGGTAATGTGATCTGGGAAGAACTCTCGTTCGCAGAAAACCCCAACGGCGGCTTCTATAGTGGCTATGACCTTCTCCCGGTCGCAGCAAGTGACGTTATTTCTGCGGCAGAGTACCAGATTAAGCAGTACGCCGTTCCTGTTGTCATCTCTGGTCTGGAACAACTCCAGAACAGCGGCAAAGAGGCTCTCATCGATTTGATGGAGGCTCGTATGGCTGTCGCTGAGTCCACGATGGCTAACCAACTGTCTACCAGCATCTACGGTGACGGTACGGCTGCTGGCGGTAAGGCTGTAACTGGCCTTGGCGCAGGTGTCGTGACTGCACCTACTACTGGTGTCTACGGTGGTATTGACCGTGCAACCTGGGCGTTCTGGCGCAACCAAGCGTTTGATGCCAAGGTCAACGGTGGTTCTACCAGCGGCATCACTTCCTCCAACGTTCAGACCTTCATGAACGCATTGTGGTCCAAACTGATCCGTGGTTCGGATCGTCCTGACATGATTGTCTGCGACAACGTGTTCTGGTCGACCTTCATGGGTTCGTTGCAGCCACAGCAGCGTTTCATGGATCCCAAGAGCGCATCGTTGGGCTTCCCCACCATCAAATTCATGGACGCTGATGTCGTTCTGGACGGCGGTATTGGTGGTGCTTGCCCTGCCAACACAGCCTTCTTCCTGAACACCAAGTTCCTGTCCTGGAGACCCCATGCACAGCGAAACATGGTTCCTCTCTCGCCGGATCGCCGCTACTCCATTAACCAGGATAGCGAGGTTGCGATTTTGGCGTGGGCCGGAAATTTGACTTGTTCTGGAGCGCAATTCCAGGGCCGCTTGTTTACAACGGCCTAACCGAGTTCGCTGTGGTGGTGAACAACCCCTTGGAGTCCTCTCCCGCTTTGGGCGGGGACTCCTCTTTTTCGGAGCAATGACATGGCAGCGACATTTTCATCTGCGCCAGCATCAGTTGCCTATGACAAGAGTGCCTCGCAAGACACAGGGGCATTGTGTACAGGCATGGGTTACGACCCGGATGTTGCGACAACTGCGACAGTAGCCACCCAGTACATCGGTGGTGCAGCAGAAACGATTGGCTATGGAAAGGGCGTTCAGGGTCCCGACCCAGTCAAGGTCTCCAAAGCGAAAGCAGCGGAGTAAAGGGCAGGGGGTTCGCCCCCTGTTTTTTTGTTTTACGGAGAAAACATAAATGCAGATCACCGCCGCAACCGACTTCAAACCAGACGGACTCACACTTGATCAACTGAATGCCGACCCCTATGCGGAACGCCATCAGATGTACGGCAATCCCGATGAGGATTCCAAGTTGCACGTTCGTTTTTACATGGAAACCGTAGAGCAGACTGCGATGTCGATTCTTGCGGGTCACAGAAAGGTGGCCGACACGGAATTCATCGAAATCATGATGCCTGGGGACAAGCACAACATCATTCGCCGCCAAGTGTTTGACATGGATCGCATCCGTTTTGCTCAACACTACGCCAAATTCAAGCAAGGGTTGGTTGACCAGACGATTGGCACACCCTTGTCCGAACTGATCTTCCTGACTGCAGCGAAGGTCAAAGAGTACGAGTTCTTCAACATCCGCACCGTTGAGCAACTGGCAGCGACTCCTGAAAGTTCCGATGCGGGTCAGAAGATGATGGGATTCAGCGGTGACAAACAGAAGGCTGCTGCTTTCCTGGAGATCGCAAAAGGGATGGTTCCTCTCAATGAACTGCGCCAAAAGATTGAAGAAAAGGATCAGATGGTTGAACTCATGAAGCGTCAACTTGATGACATGAATTCTCGTCTTGAGAAGGCAACTGCGAAAGCGAAATAAGGAATCGGGATGCCAATCTATCAGATCGACACATTCGACACACTTGCTGACACCGTTCAGCATCTTGCGCCGATGGTTGGCTTCCCGAAGCCGAAGGACCCTGCTGGATCGCCCGACCCTGCGGTTCAGCAGATGGTTACCGCAGTCAACATGGCTGCAGAGGATATGCTCAACCTCAACGATTGGCAGAACCT